CGTCGAGCGCATGTAGCCGCCGCAAGCCGCTTGCCCCAGGCCGAGCCAGCCGCTATAGCCGCGCCACGGTCGGAGTATAGCTCAGCCTGGTAGAGCACTGTGTTCGGGACGCAGGGGCCGGAGGTTCAAATCCTCTTACTCCGACCAGACTTTCCCGGTTTTTTGTGCCATTGCGAAGTCGATGGTAGCTATTGCAACAGTGCCCGGAAGTTCACTTGAACACATCGGGGCTTTTACCCCTGGTCTGTTCTCGCTTGAATCTCCCCAGACGCCCCTTCGCAGCAGCATCCCGCATGTTCGCGGCTTGGCTGCCCAGGAACAGGTGATCCGGCCGCACGCACCTCGGATTGTCGCATCGATGGCAGACCCCGAGCTTGCCCGGGTCGCCGTGGTGGATCGCCCAACTCACCCGGGACGCCTTCCACATGCGGCCGTCGAGCTTGAACATGCCGTAGCCCTTGTCATCAAGCGATGCCGTCCACAGCCAGCATCCATCTGCCTTCGCGACCTTGGCCCAAAAGCGGGCGAGCACCTTTTCCGTAATCGTGGGAGGCCGAGCGTAAGCGCGATAGGGCCACATGCTTCCCTCATTCCGTATATATGAAATAAGGTAGGGCGCTCTTGCGCGCCGGGCAATAGCGTATATACGAAACGGATGTCTTTGACCTTCGCGTCCATGCCCGGCACACCGCGTCCGATGGGGCGCAAGAAACTCTGGACCGAGCGCATCCTGTTGCCGCTCGCGGACGGCACCCTGGCGCGCATCGCGACCGTGCTGCTCGAAGGGCAGGACAGGACGGAGTTCATTCGAGAGGCGGTTGACCGTGAGATTGAGCGTCGCGAGGCCGCGCGTATGGTGGCCGGGCGTTCCGAGTGACACCCTGCCCCGATGGCCGCCAACCTCTCCGCCCGCCGCCGCGCCAACCTGGTGCTCGCCCAGCCCATCGTGTAGCTCGCCGGCGCGTTCCTCGGCATCACCTGCTCGTGCGGCCTGACCCTGGCCGAGGACATCCGGCGGCTGCGGTGCGCGGCCTGTCGCCTGCCATCGGCGCGGGTGGTGCTGGCGACGCGGTATCCGCCGCAGCGTGGGGACGAGCGGGTGGGTCCGGCCCACCCATACGCCTGCCGAATGGGCCGAGGCGCGCGCGTTTTGGGCGCAGGTAGAGGAGGCTGTCAGTGGCATGTGACGAGTCCAGAACCACCACCACCAAGCGCCGTTACGAGGTTCGCTTCGTTGAAGGCGAGGATGACGAAGCAAAGCCGCTCCCGGTGCTTGGATGGCACGATACGCTTGAGGGTGCCGTTAGAATGGCAAAGGCTTGGAAACTCCGACCAAGCGTTTCCAGTGTGTGGGTTGTCGACCTCGAAGCGGAAGACGGAGGTGACTATGCCGAGCGATAGCGACTCAGGAACCACCACCGCACCCTTTCCGCTGCACTGGTCGAGCACGCCATCGAACTCGGTGCTTCGAGCCTGTCGCAACTGCCGGCACACCGCCTGGTGCGCCTACGAGGGGCGCTGCATGGATGTGCTGGTGTCCGACGATTACACGGCCTGGTGCATGGACGAGCACCGGCGCAGCCAGGAGCACAGGTGATGTCCGGAACCACCCCAATTCGGGAGCGGATGCCGACGATCGCCGAGATGCAGGCAGGCGCGGAGGAGGTCATGCGGAACTGCATGGCGCTTCATGGCCAGTCGGTTGACGAGGCTATAGTGCGACGACAGGCGGCCAAAATGGTGCGGGCCATCCGTCCGCGTGTGAGGGAGGTTTGGGGTGCCCGCTGATCCAGGAACCACCGACTTGGCCGTCCTTGCTGCGCCAGAGCAACCCATCCCGCGCGACCTGCTCAAAGATCTCGCGATGGACGTAGGCAAGGAAGTCGCCGCCTACATTGAGCGCATGTACCCCAAGGCGGTCGAGGCCACGTCGAGCACATTCCTGCTGGCAGTCCGCAACTGCGTCCACAACGAAATCGTCGCGACCATGGGCCTGTCCAGCATCGGGGAGATTGAGCAGCGGCTGGCGCGACGCAAGCAGGAGCGACGGCAACTCCGCTCGGTGTGGAAGGCGGCGCGCACCGTCAAGCCCGGCGAGCACGGCAAGGTAGACGACATCCTGGCGGGACGCGTCCCTTTGGAGCCTGACCTGTGAACAGCACCGACGACCCGACGACCACCGGCAGGAGCACCTACGATGCTGGCTTTAGGCATGCGATGTCGGTAGCGGCCACTCTGGCGCGCGACATGCTGCCAGCAGGCGAAACGTTAGACGCCTACAGAGATGCGCTCCTTGAGCGTAAGGCTCCTTACGAGGAAACTGTCACCAATGCCCGCTGATCCGCAGACCACCGCCCAAGCCTTCCACCCTGGCGATGAGGTCGGGTGCCACCGTGGCATGTTCGAGCGCCCCGGCACCGCGCTCGGGGTAGGGCGCATCCCGGGCTGCTACCAAGTCAGGATTATCGGCTTGGATACCATGGATGTTCCTCCAAGCGAGTTGCGCCTGATCTCCGGTATGAACGCTACCGATCAAGCCCGCATGGGGGCGCTACGCAATGTCGGTTGATTCAGAAGCCACCACTCGATCGCTGCGTCCCTGGTACATGCGCATCTTCTGGCCCAAGTTCGGCTGGGCGCTTTACGAGAACGGCCGCTGGTGCTGCCGGCGCCTGACCTATTTCGCGGATGGCACGCATGACTGACCGATCTGAGACGACGGGGAGCCTTGAAACGACGAAAGGCCGCCGCAGGGGTGATCCTGCGGCGGCACGGTCGCCTTGGGCGAGGCGGGATCGTCGTTACTGCACGGCCCCAAACTGCGACCCGTTCGACCCATAGAGCGTGTAGCCCTGTGCCGTGATGGTCCCGATCGCCGTCCCTGCCCCGTTGTTCACGGTGGTGGGGTTCGCCGCGGTGCCGCTGCCCGTGCGGTCGATCTCCATCCACGCCCCGGCCGGCACCGCCAGGCTTGACCCCACGGTGCCCGATGGCATTCGCGTGTTGGCCAGGGTGACCGTGCTCACCGCGCTCAGGTTGTTCGGGATGAGGACCTTGGCGTGCTCGTGCGCGCCGTAGAGGGTGAAGCTGCTCACGATGCTGAACTCGGCGCCGACCGTCGAGGGCTGGAGCCGGTCGTACGTGTAGGTGCCGAATTTTTGGAGGATGGACAGCGGCGTCGGCAGGGCGGGCTCCAGGACCATGTTCTGGCTGTTGGTGGCGCCGGACACGTCAGACAGCGTGAAAGTGTGCAGCCGGAAAGCGACGTCGGCGTCCAGCCCCTCTGTCCCGGGCGTGCCGGCAAACAGCGCCGAGCCGGTGCTGGTGAACGGCGCGCTGCCGTCCCACTGCAGGGCCAGGTCATCGACATCGACCTGGGCGCCGTAATTGACCCGGAAGAGCTGCACGTTGTTGGCGCTCACGGGGGTCGCGGTCGCCGTGATGCCGCGGAAATTGAGGATCTTGGTCCCGATCAGCCGCACTTGCGAGCCGGTGAACGAGAACAGGGTATAGGGCGTGCCTACATCCTCGATGTGCGTCCCGATCAGGGTGGTGTTCGCGTCTGTCTGGAAGCTGATTGGGGTGTTGGCGTAGAAATGCTCGTAGTTGCACCGTATGCACACGTCATCCGAGCGCCCGTTGCCGCCCCAATATATCCCGGCGTCGCTCAGCAGGCCGGCACCGGAGATGCTGCCGCCATTGTGGTAATACATGTCCTCGCTGATATTCCCGGTCCCGTTGAAGTTGTTCCGGAACAGGGAGGCCTGCGCGCCGCTGCACAGTATCTTGCTATGGGTGTTCTGAAAACTGAATCCGTTGCCGGTGCGGCTGCCGCGATCGTGGCAGTCCCACCCGGGATGCACGGCCTGCCCGTTCGCCAGCGTCTCGCTGCTGCCGGTGAGGTTACTGATCCTGGAGAACAGCAGGGAGCCCTCAAGCAGCGTGACGGAGGACTGCTGCCCGGTCTGGTCGTTGATGTAGTTGCACTCGGCGCCGTCCCAATCCACGTCGCCTTTGGGGTTGGCTCCGGTCGGATCGCCGATCACCAGGCAGGGAGCGTTGATCGCCGCTTGCCGCAGGTCGAACCGCTTGTTGAAGCGGCCCTTCCACCCATTGGGGGATGCGGGGACGCTGAGACCATTCGGCAGGTTGAACTCGACCGCGAGAACATCCGGCTCGTCGCACTCGACGCCGGCCGTGTCGCAGTAGGTGAACGCCTTCTGGAGCAGCGTCCCGTTGGCCGACTGCACAGCGGCGGTCTGGCCGGCACCGAACACCATGCCGGCGATCTTCTGGATATTGAGGTGGCCGTTCGAGAGCGCAGCCGTGCCGAACCCCTGCGCACCGGTCGGATCGTCCAGGATTGCCGTGTATGGAAGGTACGTCGCGTTCGCGACCATCGGAGCAAGCGCACGCTGCCCGGCGAGTAGACATGCGAGCACGACCGATGCCCGAAGGCCCCGTTTGACACCACTCATTGATTTGCTCCGGGAGTGTCGCGAACGCGACGTTACTTGGTCAGTGCGAAAGGCTGGTCAGCGTTAGATCAGCAGCCAGGTCGCGAGCGCGCCATTGTATCGGACCGACAGGCACTCGTGCACGTTCGGATTGCTGGCCATGTTGATCGTCTGCGAGGTGCCATCGAGCAGCAGGGGGACCGCTACGCTGCCCGCGCCATACCGCTTGATGTCGACGCGATGCCCGGGCGCGCCTGCCGCAAGGGTCATGACGACAGCACTGGCCGAGTTGACCACACTCTCGTCGTCGGTCGACGCGATCGCCCCGGCCGCGGTGTACACGGTCGAGGTGAAACTGGCCGCCGCGGGCTTGTTGGTCAGGTCGTTGTAGCTGCCCGAGGTCGCGACGGTGGCCAAGCCGCCCACGTCGGCGGCAGTGAGCACCACCACGCCCGTTCGGCCGGCGACGGAGACCACCTCCAGCGGCTGGCCGTCGAGCTTGTCCCAGCGCGTGCCGTCGTAAAGCAGCATGTCGCCGCTGTTCCAACTCGCCAGGCCGTCCAGGGCCGTCGTGCCGGCGGTGCCCACGATGTAGAACGAGCCGACGCCGCCGGCCGGCGCGGTGCCGCTGGCGAGCGCCGGGGTATTGGTGCTGGCGTTCCAGGTCCCGGCGTAATGCAGCGCGCCCGCGACGGAGGCCGGCAGGTTGGCGAGCGGAACCTTGGAGGTAGCGTCCAGGGGTGCGTAGCCGCTGGCGATTCCCTTGTTCGTCAGTTGCTCGGCGGCGGCGAACCGCCCGTCATTGCCTGCGGCGGCAGTGATGCCTGTGGTGCCGAAAGCAACGGCTGCGGTGCCATCGGCTGCCCCTATCAAGCCGCCGCCGATCTTGACGGCGCCGAGGACGGTGGTGCTGGCGGGGCCGGTGGGAAGAAAGGACATGCGGTCTACTCCAGGATGTATGTTGCGAGGTCAGCGAGCCAGCGCAGCGTCACCGCGCCGCGGAGCGTGGCAGTCCGGGTCTCGTTGATGGTCTGGGACTGGCCGTCGATGACCGCGGTTAGGCTGGCCGGCGCGGAGCCAAGCCATTTGATGACCTGCACGCGGTTGTCGGTGGTGCCGGCGGCCAGCGTCATCGCGGCCGGCGCGGTGTTGGCGAGGATCGACACCTTGTCGCCCGGCGAGATCGGGCCCGACGCGGCGTAGCTGGTGCGCGCGATCGGCGCGCCGGCCGCGACCGCTGCGGCCAGGATGGAGTCGGCTTGCGCCGGAGTGATCGCGCCGGTGCCGGGGTTTGCGGCGTCGACGCTGGCGAAGGTGGGCGCGGTCATGCGAAGGCTCCGCTGAACGCCGAGGCGAACTCGCGCCCGGTGTGCACGACCGGCACGACGGGCAGGTTGAACAGTGGCGGATAGGCTCGCGGCTGCACCAGGCCCGCGGCCGCGCTGCCCGGCACCGAGGGTGCGTAGGCACCAGGTGCCAGCGGCGGATAGGCCCGGGTGTCGCGGTAGCGCGGGTCAGCGGTCGCCGGCGCCACGGGGGCCACCGGGAGCGCCGGCGGATAGGTTCTCGGGTTTGCGGCGCCGGGGTCGGCCACGGTGCGTCTCCTGCTGCTGAGGTGCGGACCGGCACGCGCACGCCGCCGGATGCAGCAACGTGCGCGCCAGGTCAGACCGCCGTGGTGGTGGTCGAGACCGAGGCGTCGGCCGGGGCCGGAGAAGCCGCGGCCGGGGTGTTCGCGGCCACGGAGGCGGCCAGCTTGGAGGCATTGGCGGACAGGTCGGCGGTCAGGGCGTCGAGCTTCGCGGCATCGGTGCCGGCCGCCACGATCTGGTCGTGCAGGCCCATCATCAGCGCCTCGGCCGCAGCCATGGCGCTGTCATTCGCGGCCACCTGGGCGGCGAGGTCGTCGAGCTGCTTGGACATTTGGTCTTGCCTTTCGAGGATGAGATCGAGCTTGCGCTGGGTGTCGCCGGCAGCGGTCCGGTCAGCGTCCAGGGCCTCGCGAAGCAGCGTGAGGATCAGGCTCATCGGGGAGGTCTCCTGGGCGAAGGGGGGTGGAATGCCGCTCAGCCGCCGGCGGGCGGCGCGGCGGAAGCGGCGGCGCCGGTCAGGGCCGGCATCGCCTGCATCTGCTTGGTGAGCTGCGCCAGGCCGATCGTGACCTGGCTCACCTGGTCGAGAACAGAGTGGACGTGCTGCTCGACGCTCGGTGCTTCGGCCGCCAGGAACGCCTCGCCGGCCGGAATCAGCGCCCCCGCCTGCGCAACGCCTGTCTGGACCGCCTGCATCACCTTGGCCGGGACGCCGAGATCCTGCGCGCCCTGCAGCGCGAGGCCGGTGACCTTGGTGGCCAGCGAGACCTGCGTCTCCTTGGCCATGTCGATCCTCTGCTTCGCGACCGCCACGTCGGCGCCGAGCGTCTGGACCTTTTGAAAGATCGAGGTGATCGTGGTCGCGTTCTTGATGTGCAGCAGGGTCAGCGCGCTTGCGCCGCCAGCGCCAACCAGGCCGAGCCCGAAGCTGAGGACGCTGAGAAAGTCGCTAAAGGTCATGGTCGCTCTCCATGCCGCAGACGTGCGGCTGCTGTGCGCCTTGCGCGGAATGCGCGGGCGGTGTCGGTGGCCGAGCCAACCAGGCGGCTCAGGCGTGGGTGTGCGGCGGTGCGGGCGGCGGCGCGGGTGCGACAGGCACCGCCTCGCCGCGGGCCGTCTGCACGGTCGGCACGGTACGGCGCTGCGGCAGCGCGACCAGAGTCACGCCGGCGCCAAGCCACTGCCACGCGGTGTCGGCGGGCAGCTTGCCGGTCCATAGGCCGATCGCCGCGTAGACGATCAGCCCGGCGCCCGCGATGGTACTCAGGTCGAGCTCTGGGATCAGCGCGCGCATCACGACAGCGCCTTGATCAGCTCGTCGAGCGTCTGCGGCTCCGGCTCGACCATCGCGGAGGTCAGGGCGTCGCGGATCGTCGTGGCCTGGACGCGGTCGAGCTCGAAGGCCGACCAACCGCCAAGGCCCTGGATGTGCAGCACCACGCCGCCGCCGGGCGAGGCCATGACGCAGATCGCAATCACGAGATGGGTGCCCCCAGCGCGGAACCGGGTGCCGCAGCTTCGCGCAGCGCGGCCAGCATGTGGACGTGGTAGCCAGCCACGAGCTGCGCGCAGTCCTGCCCGTTGATGATCCGTCGCGCGCCGACCGGGTCATCTGTGGCCGGGTTGAAGTACATGCGCAGCGAGTGCCCGGTGAAGCGCCCCTGCGTCATGCCCTCAATCGCGATGGCCGCGCCGTTCGTGGGCAACATCGCGAGGTCCGGGTGGTGCACCAGATCGAGGCTCAGCACACGCCCCATGGTCTCGTAGTTCGCGCGCCAGGTGAGCTGCACCGGGCCGCGGCCGTAGTAGACTTGGTGCGTCACGGGATCGGTCACGCCGTAAGGCTTGCCGCGGCCATACCCGATCTCGCGCACCGGTATCATCCGGGCACCGGTCTCGTGAAACACCGTGGCCAGCACGTAGGCAAGCCAGCGCAGGTCGGCGGTGTGCTCGGCCGGCAGCCTGTCCCACACATCGAGCAGCGCGGTCGTGCCGGTGACTTGGCTATAGCCAAGCGCAGGCGCGAACAGCGTGCGCCGGAGATCCGCGAAGAAGGCAGAGCGGTTCATGGCCGTTTCCCTTTGATCTCGGCCAGCGAAGGTACCACCACGTCGACGCCGGCCAGACGGTTCGCGAGCAACGCCACACCCTGCACGTGCCGCATCTCGTCCATGGGCTTTTCGATCAGCCACCCGATCATGCGATAGGCGGCGTCAAGCTGTGCCAGTGCAGCGCCGTACTCATGGCGCACCAGCAACCGTGCCCAATCTTCCATGCCACGCGCCGCGTCCCAGCCCGCGTCACGGTCCGCTTCGACCTTCGCAAGTTCCGCGCGCAGCGCCACGATCTCGGCTTCCTTGCGCAAGAATGCCGCTTCCACGTCGACCGATATCTGCTTGGCGACGCTCAGCCGGCCCTCATCGCGTGCGCGCACCGCATCGGCGCTGGCCTTGCGCAAGGTCGTCACGGCGCCGGCAAGAAGCCCGAAAAATCCACCGATCCCCGTCAGCCACACGCTTAGATTGCTGCCGGTAAGAGTATCCCACCATCCATGCTGATCGACCGGCATGGCATCAAATCCGCCGCAGCGCGAGCAGGGTTTCGACGGCGCACAGCCCGGTGTAGCTCACGAGGGAGGGTGACGGATCGTACAGCAGCACGCCCATTGCCATGCAAAGATAGAGGGCCGCAAAAGCGCTGCACCCTATCGCACGGGCGTAGTGCAAAAACCACGCGTCCGACAACGCGCGCAGGATCGCTACCGCGACTACCACACCGCCCAGCGCAGCTAAATTCGCATCATTTAACCAATCAAACGATTCGTGCGTACGGAACCACATCGGGCGCACGATCATCAGTAACCCAAACCCCGTGGCGATTGCCGAAAAAACGAGCATTCCGTTCGACGGTCGGCGTAGACATGTCACCGTGTCACCCACTCGATTGATGCTTCTGCTCGCATTCGCCACAAACCGAGCGCCGCAAAAATGGTGTAGAGCCCCCAGGCAGTGCCTGCCGGACTGCTGCTGTATGTGGCGAGTGCCAGCAGCACATGTGCCAGCGCCAGCCCCGCAGATAGGAACAGCCGAGTCCACCGCCACCGAAACGACACGGCCAATCCTGCCACGCCGACAGCGCTGGGGAGCAAGAACACCACTGCCCAGCCATGCGGGGTGAAAGGCCAGTGCGCCGTGAAGAACTCAAAGCTCATGCCTGTCGGGAATGGCGATGGTGGTATCCACAAGGTGATCACCCACCACACCATGACCGCAGTGAGCGCCGCGTGTACGGCGGTGACGCCGACCGGGAGCCACCGTGAGGTGTGCACGGCGATACGCCGGTTGTGGACCAAAAGTATATCCTCGCGTCCGTGATACATTACGGTCGGCTCCAGCCATCGATGTGCGTGTATCGGTGGTCAGGGTCGTCGGGGAGGTCGCGAGCCAACCCGGCGGCCCGCCTGTCAGGGATTGGCCGGGCGGGGCCAGGATCGCCCAGTGCCATCAGGGGGTAGAGCCTTGCAGGAGGGTGATGGCGAAATGGGCGTCCACGAGGCCCGCGCTCCCCTGGTAGCCGATGCCGACGATCGCCCCGAACTGCCCTTTGCCGGCCGAGATGTAGTCCGAGTATCGCAGCGTCGTCTTGAGCGCGCCCGTTGTCCCGGTCTGCATGGTGTGCGAGACGGGGGCATTCGCCGCTGTCACCGCCGCCGCGGTGGCGCCGACCGCCACGCCCAGTCCGAACTGATATCCCGCGGCGGGCGGGCCGTTCGAGCTGGCGCCTACGTCGGTCAGGTTCACGAACCCGTCGAAATGATAGATGCCGTCTGCCAGGAACTGGAAACTGGCCGCTCCCTGTTCGCCGCTCTGGTTATAAAGGTACAAAATATCATCATGGTAGGGGTTAAAAGGAATTGGGCCTTGCGTGAGATTAAGCGTTCCACCTGTCGCATACAGTATGCTGGATCGCGACCCGTAGTAGAGGGCGCCAAAGTTCTGAGCCATTACGATTTCCCTACTTAATCATTAGTTATCTGGCCCGGAGTGCCTACGGCGCGGGCGGCGGCGCTGCTGCCGCCAACGCCGCCTCTTTCGCCGCAGCCGCCGCGACCCTGGCCACAGCGTTCGCGTGCGTGTCGCCGTCGTGCAGGTGGCGGATCATCGTGCCGAGCTTGACCCGGGCGTGGTCGCGGTTGTCGGCCCGGACGCGCAGCGCGATGCCCTCGCCGCCCACGCTGACCGAGCAGAGCCAGTCGTCGGAATAGGGACAGGCCACCAGCTCGTGGTCTGCGAACTCGACCGGCTCGATTGCCGCGCCGGCCTTGATGCGCGATCCGCCGACGTGGAGGTCGCGCATCACGTCCTCAGCCTTCAGCCGGCCGACGTGCTTGTTCGGGACCGCGCCGGAGCCTGACACCGGGCAGTGTACAAAGGCCACGACGGTCTCGCCGTGCACCTCGTGCGTGGCGCTGTGCACGGTCCTGGACTGGCGGTGGGACCTGAAGATCATGGCTCGCTCCTATCGCAGGCTGCGCAGGGTGGTGTTGAACGACCCATCGGCCGTCCCCACGAAGTCAAAGCCCTGGTTGTATCCGTAACGATCCTCGACCGGGTAGCGCGCGGCATAGCCGTCGTGGACGTTGCTGGGCGCGAAGAAGAACCGGCTCATGCTGCTGGTGAGCGCGATGCAGTCGCTGTCGAACAGGATAGGCGACACGGTGCCGGATGCGCCCCAGCCCATGAAATCGTTGCCATCGAAGGTGCCGTGCGTGCTGCGCGCATACGCCCCGTTCGGCGGGCCATTCGGCTTGTTCTGCAAGCCGTTGAACGTGCTGCTGGTGATCCAGAGGCCGCGACCGCCATTGGCGCAATAGGCACCGCTTCCGTCGCCCACCTGGCCAGGACTGACGGCGGGGCCGCGGAAGTGCACGTCGTGCACCTTTATTTCGCTGCACCCGCGCAGGATGATGCCGCCCGTGTTCGCCGTGTCGCCGGTTATCTGGCCGTCACAAGCGAGCCCGCCTCCGGCTGCGTGCTGGTAGATCGTTCCGCCGTACATCAGGATGATGTTCACGGTGCTGATGTCGTAGTTCCACCGGAAGCTGTCCATCTCGGACTGATCATCAAACGTCCACTGGAGTCCGAAACCGTAGGAGTTAGGATAGAATGCAGTCCAGTCCGTGCCTTGAACATCCGTCCAGACATTATAGTCGCAGTTCACACCGCCGAGGTTCTGCGTCAGCATCGCCTCGACGTAGCCCACCACACGCAACCCGCACTCGACGTAATTGGGCAGCAGGTTCTTCAGCCAGACCTGGATATTGAACCCGCCCAGCCGGATCGCGCTGACGCCGGGATAGTTGACCCCCGACGTGGCAGAGACCGTACCGCCTGGATTGGACGAGCCAGCGGGGCCGTCAATCTGCGCGAAGAAGACGCCGGACACGTCCAGCCAGGAGAGATAGTGCCCGCCTGTGTTGGCGTCATAGCAGTCGAATTGTCCAAAGCGGAAGTTGCTGACCCCACCTCCGGCGGTCTCGTTGAACGACCCCAGCGCCATGCTGGCTGCGGCATTCGTGCCGGCCGTCGCCGTCTTCTTGATCGCGTAGGCGCTCACGCCCTGGTAGCGGTTGTTGAACTGCTTGCGCGAGAACAGGTCATCGTAGCGCCCGAGCATCGTGTAGGGCGAGAAGCAGAAGCCGGCACTGCCGAACGTGTAGTGAACCGAACTGTTCCACTCCACGATCATGTGCAGCTCGACGGGCAGGCTCGATTGCGGGTTACTCGTGCTGCCGTTGCTCGGAACGATGAAGTTAACCTGATTTCTCCAGTTATACTGATGTGCTCCGAGCACAATGCTGGCCGTGAAGCCGGCCGGAACATTGGTGCATTTGGCCGCGTCCGCGAGGATCTGAGCCCACATGGCGGTCGCGGCGGCATCGTCGAACACCGACATGCTGCCCGAGACGTTGTTCTGCGCGCCCGGAAAGTCGTCGATGTGGTACGTGCGGTTCGTGCGGGCCGTGTTGGTAATCAAGGCGCCGCCCGTCCGGGCGACCGTGTTCCCGCTGACCTCGCCGTCGCCCAGTGTGCCTGGGTCGCCCTTTACCAGCGTCAGACTGAGCACCGGAGCCGCTGCCGAGCCGGTAAGCGTCGCGGCGGCCGAAGCGCCGGAACTGACGGTGCCGATCGACAGGGCGGGTGTCTGGCCGGGAGTGCCGGGAACGCCTTGCGGCAGCACCAGATTAAGCGCGGGCGCTGAGGCGCTGCCGCTAATGCTGGCCGCAGCCGTCGTGCCGCTGCTGACGGTTCCGATCGCGATGGCTGGCGTCGCGCCGGGCGTGCCAGGCGTACCTTGCGGCAGCACAAGGTTGAGCACCGGCGCCGCTGCGCTTCCGCTGATGCTTACCGCCGCTGTGGCGCCGCTGCTGACTTGTCCAATCGAGATCGCAGGCGTCGCCCCCGGGGCGCCAGGCGTGCCGGGTGGGATCACGAGGTTGAGGACGGGTGTCGCTGCGCTGCCGGTAATGCTGGCGGCGGCTGTGGCACCCGTGCTGACGGCGCCAATCGAGATGACCGGGGTCGCGCCAGGTGAACCCGGCGCCGCAGTGCCGCCACCTGCCGCCTGCTGCTGCAAGGACACCAGCTCCTGGGTCACAAGCTGCAACGCCACGGTGGTAGACCCGAGCTTGGCGGAGACATCGTTGATGCTGGGCGGATACGCGGTGTCGGACATGCGGCGATCTCCGGAGTAGGGGGCGTGCGTCGACAGCCCGGCCGCATGACGCGACGAGCTGGGATCAGGACGGGGCGGTGGGGGCGGCTAGTAGCTGATGCCGGCGATGGTGCCGCTGGCGACGCTCACCGTGCCGCTGGTGCTGTTTTTGGACAGCAAGATCGTCAGGTCGTACGCGGTGCCGACGACAAGCCCGCTGATCGCCAGGAAGCAGCTGATCTGGGCGACCTGCGTTCCACCTCCGGCGCCCAGGAAGCCAACCGCACTGCCGGTCGAGCCCTGGCTGTCCGAGCCAACCGCGCTGCCGCAGGCGAACTTCATCCCGACCGCCTGCGGACTACCGCTGGTGTCGGTGTTGTTCAGCGAGGCGAGCGCACAGACGAACAAGTTGGGGCCCGCCGCCACGAAGCCGACAGCGATCTGGTTGGTCAGGGAGGTGGTCAGCGTGCCCCCTGCCCCGCTGATGTAGATCTTCCCAAAGTCGGACACGCGCTTGACCAGCGCGGGGGCGCCGCCTCCGACGCTCAGCGAGAGCGATCCGTCGTCGGCCAGCAGCGGCATGCGCTCGGCGGGTATCTCGCAATAGACATCGAGCGTCCCGGTGAAGCTGAGCTTGGTCGGGTTCGCCGCGAGCACCTGACTGTTCCAGATCACCCTGTCGCGCGAGAGCGTGTTCGGCGTGCCGGCGGTGATCGTGCCGCGGCCTATCTCGGTCAGCGTCAGGTCGGCGGAGCGCGCCACATAGAAGCAGGATGCGCCGGTGCCGAATGCCTGGACGAACGGGACGTAGCCCGCAGGCGAGCCATTCAAGGCAAAGGTGCCGGTCCCCGGGTTCGTGGAGCTCTCGCGCACCAGGTTGGCCAGAAACGATGCCATCAGAGCCTCTCCGTCAGGGTGGCAGACCAGCTGCGCAGGCGCGGCGAGGCCTGCGGCCAGGTCACGTCGGTGGATGGCTCTAGTAGGCCGAACAGCGTGGCCATCGGCGCCTCGTGGGCATCCGGGTTCGGGACGAAGAGCACATTGCCGTTCAGCCGGGCGGCGCGGTCGAGGTCCATCAGGCGCGCCCACACCTCGCGGCGCTCGACGCTGGCCAGGGTGATCTTCCAGGCACGGGAGATCCAGTCAGTGCGGGCGTAGACCTGCCCGCCGCGGGTGGTCGTCTTGGCCCCGCCCTGCGTCCGACCGACGCTGGAGGCGTACCCGAAGGTGTGCACCGGCTGCCAGGCGGGTCCGATGCAAGCCTGCGCGACGTTGACAAAGCCGTCCGGGTTGGAAGGGTCGAGGATGTCGAGGCGCACGTAGCGGCCGACGCAAGCGAAGGGCGCCACGAACACGTGCTGGAGGTAGTAGGGCGCCACCTGGGCGGCGATCAGCCCGGTGTCGATCACGGGCGTGGCGGTCTGGTCGGCACTCGCCCACACCCGCCAGCGCACCATGGCGGCGGCGGTCAGGTTCGTGCGGTGCAGGCTGAACACCCGCAACGCGGTCTGCGCGCCGCAGTCCAGCAGCAGCCACGCACCGGCCTCGTAGGTCAGCACGCCGGACGCGGTCTGCCATGCCTGATCAGCCGAGCCGAACACGTTCTGCAAATTCGCCGAACCGAGCGCGGGCAGCTCGCTGCCGCTCGACAGGCTGCCGGTCACCACCGCGTTGTCCCAGCAGAGCAGGCAGGGCTGGGCCATCAGACCAGGACCGGGAACTTGATCGTGGCGTCGGTGCTCTGGAAGCTCTCGCCCACGATCTGCCCTGCCCGGCCGCCGCGCAGGTCGTCGATCGGGTAGGACAGGATCACCACGCCGCCGATTTCCTGTTGGATGCCAACCTCGATCGGCACCTCCACCGTGTAGAGGCGCCGCCTCTGGCCCCACAGCGCCAGCAGGTCGTTCGCGACGGCCTGCGCATCGGCTTGTCTGGCGAGGGCGGTCGGCAGCGGGCTCGGGTCGTTCGGGGAGCGGTAGGCCTGCTTTGTGGTCAGGCTGATCGCGGTGGCGTAGCGGTACTCGGCGCCCAGGAACTGTTGCTGCGCCAAGGTGACGTCCGGATCGAAGCTGCTGGTCTGGACCGTGAGCACCTGCTGGTAGCCGACGCGCCAGCGGTAAGGCGGGGGGTCAAGCGTTGCGGGCAGCGCCTGCGGCACCAGCGAGACGATCTGAGCGGTGCCCCACGTCGTCGCCGCGCGCAGGCCGGGCGGCAGCGCGCGCAGCACCAGCACCGCCAGCCTGCCGGTACGCAGCGGGACCAGCTTGGCGCCGATGGAGGCCAGCAGCGCGCTCAGGGCGGCCGCGCCGTTGGCTGGGGTCGTGCCGTAGAACGCGCCGGACCGGTAGGGGTAGGCCGCGTCGGCGCCGAGCCAGCTGGAGTAATCCACCAGGGTCGGGTCGAGGCCGAGGTTCTCGGTCATCAAGGTGCGGGCGATCGCGAGCAGCGTGGGCACGGGCCCCGCGGCCAGGAAGGCGCCGGTGGCGTCGACGGTCACTGCGAGGATCGGCTTGCTGCCGAGCCGGATCAGGCCCTGCGCGTTGCTGGTCAGGTAGGTTCCGGGCGCTGGCTGCTGAGCGGTCGCGTCGGCGACGTCGCCCGCGTAGCTGAAGTTCATGCTGTCGCCGCCGACGTAGAGCGTCACGCCGGAGATCGGGCCGTCGCTGACCCGGTAGATGTAGTCCACCGGATCGACCAGCACCGGGGTGATCGCCAGGCAGGTGCCGCGCAGCACCGGCACGCACTTGCCGGCGAGGTCCGTGGTGCCGTCGAGGCCACCCGTGCCGCCGAAGGTGGACTGCTGCACGGTGCGCTCCAGCAGGTAGCTCGCGTCGCGCAGCGGGATCTGCAGCGTCGTGTCGGTCAGCAGCCACGGCGAGGCGACGCCGGCCCAGAACGGCACCAGGTCGCTGTAGGCGGGGTCGAGCCAGAGGCCGCGTTGTGTGTCGAGCGTCTTGCGGCCCATCAGCATGCGCACGGGGCGGCTGTCGTTGTTGCGAGCAGTCACGTAGCCGTCGAAGCGGGCGTCGGCGTTGGACAGGCTCAGGCTGCCCCAGGACACGCCCTTGGCGGGCTGGGCGGGGTCGAGATCGATGGCGCGGTCCAGCGCGTAGGCGGTGGCGATCCGGCCGTCGTAGACCTGCACACCACCCCGGTCCGCAGCGCTGGTGCGGTAGCCGACGTCGGACGCGCGCAGGGTCTCGGCGCTGGCCTGCACCGCAAGCTGCTGCAGGTCGGCAACCGGCCGCGAGCCGATGCCGGCGGGAGACAGCACGATGGCGCCGCCCGGCGCGTAGACCTCGATCTCGGCGGCCAGGAACAGCGACGAGCGCTGCACGAAGGATGCCGCCATCGCGAGATGGTAGGCGCTCAGCCCACCCAGGTCTGCGATCGGGGTGGCGCCGCACGGCTGCGCGCCGATCACGCGGCCAGCCCCATCGGGCGATTGCCCTGCTGCGCGACCTGGACGCGCAGCGCAACCACTTCGCTCTTCAACGCGGCCAGGGCATCGGTCAAGGTCTGGGTCTGGGTCTGAGTGTTCTGGGTCAGAAACGTGGTGGTGACCGCGCTGGACGGCAGGGCGGCCACGCCCTGGATTGCCTGCAGCACCTCGTTGAAATCGGCCACGTAGGCGCTGCCGGTATCGTTGACCGTGCGCGAGGCGGCCAGGAGGGTGGTAGAGGCTGCGGACAGCCCGCTAAGCGCCGTGGGGTTGCCGGCAGCGGCCGAGGTGGCGTCGGCGGCGAACTGGCTCTTGGCCAAGGCGTACTGGTCGCGGGCGGAGAGCGGCGACGTGGCACCGGTCTGCAGCGTCTGTGCGTACTGCGTCAGGCTGGCAATCGCGCTGGCGGCGGAACCCGCGGCGGTCTGTTGGGCCTGCGCGGCTGCGGCGGCGGCGGCTGTCGCGGTGCTGCTGGCGGTGGTCTGCGCGGCGAGCGCCTGGTCGGAATACTTCTTCTGGATCGCGAGGCGCTGCTCGGCCAGGGAGTTCTCCAGCGTGGCGATGTCGCTGGCGTAGCCGGCAGTCGAGGTGACGCTCGCCCCGTAGGTGCTGACCAGGGATTTGCCCAGCGCCTGCACTTGGTCGTAGGCGCTGTTGTTGAAGTCCTGAAGGTCGGCTTGCTCGTTCAGCGGCGAGTAGCTGGGCAGGCCCTGCACCGTCGCCTGGGCGCGCAGGCCGGCCGACTTGGAGGACGCCACGGTCACGTCGATCGAGCGTGAGGCCGCGTTGATCTGATCAGTGTACTGCTGGACGATCTGCACCCGCTCGGCACCCTGGGCGGCCTCAAGTTCGTTCAGCTGATTCAGGTAATACTGCGACGTCAGGCTGGCGGTGCCGTAGTAGTTCGTGAACAGGGCGGTCAGCGCGGCTTTCTGCGAGGCGTTCGATGCGTCGAGCTGGCTGAACTGGGCGCCGAGCGCGTCACCGGTCGCGGCCTGGGTGCGCTGCTGGTAGGTCTGCTCGTTGGCAGCGAGCGCGTCGATCGCGGTCTGCGCCAGCTTCTTCTCCAGCATGATCTGGGTGTTGGCCAGATCCGTGACGCTGAGGCCGTAGCTGGCAGCCGTCTTCTTGGCGTCGTCATAAGTGGTGTCGAGCGCCTGCTGTTGCTGCTGGTACTGCGAGAGGCTGGTGCCTGTGGCTGACACCAGCCCAGGCAGCGTGGTCAGGACAAACTGCTGAACTTTGCCCACCTCGGTATCCAGCTCGGCCGTGCTGCCGAAGGACTTGCCCGAGAGGTCGCTGTTCAGCGCGGTGTTCAGGTTGCTGTTCGCATAGCCGCCGACGCTGCCCACGGTGAAGCCAGCCAGGCCCTTGTTCACGCTGGAGACGGTGACGCCCAGGCTCTCCAGGTGCGCGGCCAGCGCGTCGGCGGCGTCGATCGCGGCCTTGAGCGTGTCCTGCCCCGAGAACGAGGTGTCGGCGACGTTGGCGTTGATCGCGGCCTTGTAATCGGCGCTGTCGTTCGCGGCCGCGCCGAAGCGGAGCTTGGGGAAGGCCGCGCCCAAATTGTCGTAGAAGTTGGCGTCGCCCTTCACCCCGTATCCGACATCGAACATGTTTGCGGTGTTGCTGCCGGCGAGGCGGGTTCCACTGCTGGCGAGCAGGGTGTTCAGGCTGGCGACTGCCGACACCAGATTGTTGAAGTTGCTGGTGTCCTTGTTCGCCTGCTGCTTGCTGTTGTTCAGGCTCAGGAAGCCTTCGGTGTCGCCGACGCTGGTGCTCTCAAAACTGTTGAGCTTCTTCGGGCCGGTGAACAGGGCGCCGACCTCGCCGACCAACGCGCCGACGCCGGCGCCGATCGCGGTGCCGATGCCGGGCACCACCGAGCCGATCGTGGCACCGATGGCAGTGCCGGCGGCGACCAGGCTGGCGCCGATGTAATTGCCCTGGAGCACGTTGGTTAGGGTGCCGATCGCGCCGCCGATGAACGGCAGGTAGCCGCTGATCCCGCCGAGCGCGGTGCCGATCCCGCCTGTCGCGCTGCTGGCTCCGCCCAGGCCAACGTCGGAGCCCAGCACGCCCAGCGTGCCGCCTGCTGCCGCAACCGCCGTCGGCGTGGCGGGCCCGAGCAGCCCACCGGCCGCGCCCAGGGTGCCCAGCGCCGCGTTGGTGGCCGCCGTGGTGCCGAAGATCGCGTTGGCAGCGCTGCCGATGAGGTTCGGGAAGACGTAGTTCACCGCCTTGGCGCCGATGCCCAGGATGCCGAGGTCGGTGGTCAAGCCGCCACCGCTCGTGCCGCCGGCGGCAGCCACCGCCGCCGGGGTCGCCGGGCCATCCACTGCCTTGCCGCCGATCGTGCCCAGAGCGTTCAGCGCCGTGCTGGTGGGACTCAATCCATTGCCGAGCAGCGAGCCAAGCACGCCGCCGACGCCGTCCAGGGTGACGTTCTTGCCGTCGAACAGGGTGTTCAGGATCGGGTTGAGGACGCCGAGCTTGAGCACCTCGGAGACGATCTCGCTGAACACGCTCTTGGCGATCGCGCCGAAGCTGATCGCCTTGATGCTGCCGGTCGCGAAGGCCTGCGTGATGGCCGTGCTGATGTTGCCGAACGCCGTGGTGGCGAAGGTGCTCAGCTCCGCCATCGACGACTGCTGGTGCTGGTAGGCGATCGTCGCGTCCTGGATCGCGCCCACGCTGGCCAGGTAGGCCTGGCTCTCGGCCGGCAGGGTCGCGCCGAACTTATCGTGCTCGGCTTGCTCGGCCTTCATCACGGCCAGCAGCTTGGTCCTGGCATCCTCGTTCATGCCGAGGCTGCTGGTCTCGGCCTGGATGTACTGGAGCTGGTTGTCGTTGGTGTGGGTGGCGGCGAGGTCCTGCCCGCGCGCCTGCACCTGGGCGAGCTGGTCGAGCACGGCCGTGCGGCTGGCGACAGCCGCGTTGAACTCGGGGCTATCCTTCGCGAAGTTGGCGAGCGCGGCCTTGTAGGCGGTCGCGTAGTCCGTCGCGTGCTGCACCGCTGCCGCACCCTGGCCGTAGACCTGGATGCTGGCGCCCTGGAGGTCGAGCTGCTTTTGCAGCGCGTCGGTGCCGTCCTGGTAGGCCGAGGCCAGCAGCTTGATCTTGGCCGCCAGCGCGCTGTTCAGCGAGGCCTGATCGGTGGTGCCGGCAGAACGCGCCTTGTCGGCGAACTCCTGCTGGACCTGCGCCAGCGTCCGCTCGTAGCCGGCCGTGCTCTGGGCGGTGTTCGCCTGCTCCTGCAAGGCGCGGGTGGCCGCCTGCTGAGTGGTGAGGTTGTCGGCGCTCCTGCCCTGCAGGATCGCAAGGGCCTGAGAGAGCTTGGTGTACGTGTCGGTCGTCTGGCCGGGTATGGCCAGGTCTCTCTGCAACAGCTGGATTTTGGCGTTCAGGTCGTCGGTTTTCGCGATGGCCGGGTCGAGGCTGTCGGCGAGCTTGAGGCCGTCGTTCAGCGTGGCACGGTTGCTGGCGGTCACCGCGTCGCTGTAGCCCGGCGCCACGATGCCGAAGCTGCCCGCGTGCGGGTCGCGGGTCTGGCCGGCGTAGGGCGAGGCCGTCGTGCTGGTGGCGCCGGTGAATTGCTTGCCGCTGCTTTCGACCAGCGCGAGCTTCTGGCCGAGGACGATCATGTCCTGCGGCATGCCGAGGGCTTGGCCCCAGTAGGCGATGCGGCCCGCGATGTCGGTGGGCAGCGTGGTAACGTCCGCTGCGGCGATCTTGCCGATGTAGCCGGAAGCGGCCGAGACGTTGCTGCCGTAGCCGCCATACCTGGCCAGGCCGGCATTCTGGGTGCCGCCCTGGGCCACATACTGCTTGAGCGTCGTCAGGCCGGCCTGGATGTTGCCGTCCAGAGTGTTGAGGTCGTAGCTCGGCGCAGAACCGCTCTCGGCATCGTAGCCGGTGGCGAGCTGACGGTTCAGGGTGTCCGCGGTGCGCGGGTTGACCTGAAACAGGCCGACCGCGCGCTGCCCGTCCGCCTGGACGGGGCCGAGGGTGACGTTGCCGCTTTGCTGCGGCTGCGCGGCCGGCGCGGGGATGCTCGCGATGCCCTTGACGTAGTTGTACGCCTTGTCGAGGGTCGACAGGATCGCGGTGATGTTGCGGATGCCCTGGGTCGTCATGGCATCGATCGCGCTGCCGACCGCGTGGGCGAAGGTCTCGCCGCTGGCACCCGTCCCGGCGAACTCGGCGCCCAGCGCGTGCAGCGCCTTCTGCATGTCGGTCAGGCCATCGGTGTCGACGTGGCTGCTGGCGTCGTTCAGCGCCTTCAGCACCAGCGCCGTTGCCTGAGCCTTGTCGCCGCCCTCCTGCAGCAGCTTGATCTGGTCGACCAGGGCTCGGCCCATGGTGGGCAGGCCGGACGTGGCGAGCTTCTGCGCCTCGACCTCGGGGTCCTTCAGCGCCTCGGCGAGCACCTCGGCGGCTTTCGGCACGTCGGTGCCCATGATCTTCGCGACGTTGCCCGCCTCGACGATCAGGGCCTGCAGATGCGCTTGGTCGCCGGAGAAGTCCGGCGCCGCCACGATGGTCTGCGCTGCGGTGCGCGCGTCGGCACCGCTGATGCCCGTGGTGGCCGCCACCGCCTTGGCCGCGGCGGTCGCCTCGGCCGCCATCGCCGAGTAGTCGGCGCGCGTGGCGCTCAGCTGAGTGCCGAGGGTGTTCAGCGCGCGGTCCTGGCTCTCGGCCGCGTAGCCAAGGTAGGCAACGGCGCCGGCGGCGGCGGTGATGCCAGTGACCACGAGACCGATCGGGCTGAGCAGCGCGCCAAGGCTTTTCTGGGCGATGCCGCCAAGCACGCCAAAGGCGTCGCCGCTCTGGCCGAGCGTGACGACCATGTCCTTCATCTCGGTAAAAGCGAAGACTCTCCGGCCTTCCGCGAAGTCGCTGAAGAAGCGCAGGGTCTCGGTGCTGAGTTGAGAGTAGGTCGCGCCCAGGTTGGTAACTGCCCCACCATGCGCGGCCACTGCGACTGTCGCGCCGGCATATACCCCTGCGCCAGCCTGGACGGCGGTCGCGGCCCCTTGCGCTGCGGTGCCGGACTTGGCCGCAGCGTCGCCGACGCTTCCATAGTAGGTCTTGATCTTGTCGAGGTCGGGCACAACCGCGCCGCCGAGCCAGCTCTTGCCCAGCGCCGCGTTCAGCTTGGTGCTGACCAGATCGGCGCTGCCGCCCAACGACTCCAGCTTGGCGCGGGTGGTGTCGGCGACGTCGGCGAGTTTCGCCTTGACGTCTTCTGTGCCGCTGACCGAAAGCGTGGTGTTCAGAGAGTCAGACACAGGCGCACTCCCTTATCCCAAGGCGGATTTCAGTTCGGCGGTCAGGTTCGCCTGTGCCCGGCCTCGCGCGCCGGCCAGGTCAATGCGGCTGCGCAGGCGCACCTGCGGCACCAGAATGAACAGCGGCACGGCGCCTTCGCCCTTGCGGTGGCCTTTGCCAGGCGGGACGTAGAGCATCAGCTTGCGACCGTTCTTCAGGTCCACGACGCGGATGTTCTTGTCGCCGAGTTTGGCGATGGCCACGGCCACCTGCGAGGCATGGCGAAGCTGCCCACCCGGCGCGGTCCCGCCTTTGCGGCCCGTGTTCGTGGTCGCGAAGCCAAGGCCCTTGGCTTCGGCTGTCGGGATCGCGAGGAAGCGCCCACCGGCCGCGGTAATGGTGGCGCCCTGCACGAACACGTCGTGCAGGACGGTGGATTTCGAGAACACCAACCCGGCCGGGTGCAGGGTTTTCGTGCCGGCGGCCGGGTAGAGGTTGAAGCGCCAGGCGTTGGCGAGCGCGATGCCGAGTCCGGCGGCCTGGACCTGAGATCGCAGGTCGGCCTGCAGCTTGGTGGACGCCGCGCCGACCCCGCGCCTGGTTGCGTCGGACAGGGCGGCCAAGCCCTTGTCGAGCCGCGCGCCGTAGTCGCCCGCCACGGTCAGCGCAAGCCCCAACGCCATCAGCCGCCTCCCGCCTTGTCCTGCCGGCGCAGTTCCGCCTCGGCCGTGCCCAGCACCGCGAAGGCGTCCATAATCCACGCCGCCTGGTCGTTGACCCCGCCGCCGTCCGGGAGTTGGGCCAGGCCGCCGTCGCCCTGGCACCAGCGCCAGAGCGCCACCACGGCCAGACTGCCGGGCGTGACCAGCAGCGCCGGGTTCGTGGCGTATTCCTCGCCGCCGGCGACCCACAGGTCCCCCGCCTCGATCTCGCCCTCGTAGTCCTGGGGGCGGCGGGAGACGGCGGCGGCGAGGGTCAGTTTTTTCTCTCGGTCTCCGTCGGCGCCTGGAGCTGCAGCGCCAGCAGGCCGATCGCGTCGAGGTCGTCGCGCGGCAGCTGCTCGATCAAGTCGTCCGGCACCACGCCGGCGACCCGGCGGAACGGCAGGCCCACGTCGTCGCTCCAGCCGCGCAGGGCATGTGCGACCGCCATGGTCGGGGCCAGCGCCAGGTAGAGCGTGCGAGCGGCAAGCAGCGCCGCGACGCGCGGGGTGGCAGAGGTCGCCTCCTCGATGATGCTGTAGGCGGCCTGCATCGCGGTGCGCCGGTCGCGCTCGGCCTCGTAGCCCGCCATCGCGGCGGGGTCGGGCTCCGCCTCACCCTCGCCCGCCGGCACCTTCAGCGGATCGGCCGAGAACAGGTCGGCGAAGGCGTCGACGTGGGCGAGCAGCTCGTCGAGGTTTGCGGGCGCGGCCTCGACCAGCGAGGTGCGGACCGCAGCGACCAGGGCTTGGTTGCTCGGATACTGGCCGACGCCGGCGCGCACCAGGTCGGCGCGAAAGGTGCCGCGCTCGCGCCAAGTCAGGGGGGCGACCAGGTAGACCGGCGTCTCGGCGTCCTCGCCGTAGCCGGGCGGGGTGAACCGCTCGACCTGCCGGCGCGTCAGGATCGCGACCACCTCAGTAGGCGCACAGCGAGAACGGCGCGCCCGGCGTGGGAGCGCTGAACCCGAGGTTCTCGCTCATCAGCTCGTTGCGCGCCTGCACCGCCAACGTGGTGTACTGCACCGCCGGCGCCACCATCGCGAACATGTTGCCGGCGGTGGTGCCGGCGCCGAGCACCAGGGACTGCAGGCCGCCCGCCTTCCAGGTCAGCACGCGTGCGATGGTGCTGGCAACGCTTTGCAGCGGGTCGAGCGTGCCGACCGCCTTGCGCGAGGTGATCAACGCGGCGTCGAAGCCCTCGCTGTTCTCGGGGTCGTCGGGGAACGTCGTGATGTTGCCCAGGTCGATCGACGCGGTGCTGACCCGGGCAAGCTGGCCGCCCAGGCGCGAGATGCCGTTGCGGAACACCACAGGCGTCGGCTGGTCGACCGTGAAGCCGACCGGCACCGGAGCGGGCGTGGGCGGCTGGTAGAGGCATTTGAAATCGAACTTGATGGTGCACAGGCCGCCCACCGCGAAAGACAGGGTCGGGTTGCCGATCGCGCCGACAAAGTCCCAGAGCAGGCCGTCCATGTAGATGCGGATCGTGGCCGTGGCCGCGGTGGAGAGGTCCAGGATGGGCGAGTAGAGCACGTTCGCCAACAGGCCGGCCTTTGTGGTGATGTCGAGCGTCGGGGCGAAGCTGCTGCCCAGGGTTGCGACGCCGCCGGCGTAGTCGGTGACCAGCACATCGGTCGCAAGCGCCGGGTTGACCGACAGCAGCAATGGCATCCCGCGGTAGGCCTCGGCGGTCTGCACGAACGGCGCGGGCAGCGTGAGGGTGTTGGCGGTGGCGGCGGTGACCGTGGTGGCGGGGATCGCAGCCGCGGTGATCGTCTCGGCCAGCCCGCAGGCCTTGGCGGCCTTGCCCCAGCCGGGCGGCGTGCCGGGCGTGCCGGAGCCGCGCAAGGGGCAGGTCAGAATCACCTGCGCCTGCACGCCACCCGGGATCGGTGCGGCCTGATCGGGCGTGCCGGTGACCTCGGTGTTCGCGACCTGGGTTTGGTTGAGCGTGATCGCGATGTCGGCGCGCAGAAAATCGGTCGCGAGGTTCGCCGCGACCCCAATGCCACCCCAGGCATCGACACCGGGCGTGGTCTCCCCCTTGATCGCCACGATGGCGTTGCGCTGCCGGATGACGTTGCCAGCCATGAGTCTCTCCTAGGATGCGGAGGCGTACGGGTTGCCGTCCGCGGTGATGAACTTCACGGCCAGGCCGAGGCCGAAGGTGGCGAGCGGCTCGACGCTGCGCTCAACCGGTGCCAGCGCCGTCGTCATGTCGAGCGAGCGGACTTCCTCGATCGGCGAGCCCAGGTGCAGCCCGTCGCCGATCGCGGCGGCGGCGCGGCCGTAGAGCGCGTTCAGAGCGGGGCCGAGCAACGCGTCGCTGACGGCGGTTACCGTGCCCTCGATGTCGAGCGTCATGGTGTAGGTGACCATGCCGACGTCGGCGTAGGCGGGCTGCTGCGGCCCGTCGAACAGGATCAGGCAGGGCGCATCGTCCTCGTCCACCTCGCCGCGGGCGTTGCGCAGCACGGTGACGTCGGGCAGCGCGGCGACCAGGGCCTCGAACACCAGCACGATGGCCTGTTCGCGGATCGTGGGGCCGGGGTCAGCCATCGGCGAGGGTGACCCGCCAGAAGATGCCGCGCGCGTCCTCCGTCACGCCCTGGACGCGGCGGACCGGGCCCATGACGCCGGACCCGGGGCTGGTCTCGATCTGCAGGAAGTCGCGCTTCGTGGGCTTGGCCGGCACGTCGGCGATCAGCATGTCGGCGCTGGCGCGCTGCGCGGAGACGCCCTGGCCGCCCAGGCTCGCCAGGCCGGAGACGGCGTCGGTCGGCGTCGAGGAGACCACGCGCAGGCTGCGCGGGGTGCTGCCGCCCGAGGGGGTGTAGACCGCGGCATAGGACAGGTCGGGGTTGCCGAAGATCGCGGACAGGGCAGCGTCGAGAGGTCCGGGCATTCGGCACAGGCTCCAGATGCGCCAAGGGCGCCCGAAGGCGCCCCGGCGATGGTCTCGGCAGTGACCTGAATCAGCTGTAGGTGAGGCGGATCAGGCTGGCCGGGCGCAGGCACATCGGCAGCGGGTTGGACTGCAACTCGAACACCGCCCGCTTGCTGGTCTGGCGCTCCGGATTGTTCAGCAGGTAGTACGGCAAGCCCAGCGTCGAGACCGTCTCAAAGGTGTCGGCCGGCGCGAAAAACATGCTGAACAGACCCGGTACGCCCTGCATGAAGAAGCGGGCCTCTTTGGTCGGGATCGCCACCGTGGAGCCGTCGTCGGTGCCGCGGTAGTTGATCCACTTCGCGCCGGCCCACATCATCGACTTGTAGGCGAGATTCTGGCTGATCAGGTCGCCGGCGTTGGCCGAGCCGAAGGCGCCGGTCTGGCGGGCCTTGATCACCTCCTGGCTGCCGGTCAGCGCATCGAAGAACTGGTCGCCGCACAGGAAGATCGGGGTCGAATTGATCAGCGGCAGGCCGTTCAGCGCCTTGACGCTTTGGCGGGTGATGCCGGTCACCGCCAGCTCGATGATCGCCGTCTTGTCGGTGGTGGTGCTGAACGGGATGTTGATCACGGCCGGGCGAGCCTTGCCCCACATGCCGAAGAGGTCGTACAGGATCGTCAGGTTGTCGGCGTCGACCACTGTCCCGTCGATCAGGCCGAGCAGCATGTGCTCCATGGTCAGCGCCAGCTCGGCCTTGAGCCCGACCGGGCCGTCCACGCGCTCCATGATCAGGTTCTGCAGCGTCTGCGGGTTCATGGTGCCGCGGGCGCGCACGGCCAGAAGCTCGTCGGCGTAGATCTCGACCTCGCGGGAGAGGTGCACCGCGCCGATCTGGCGGAGCGCGCCCTTGACGTGCGCCTTCTGGCTCGGGGGCGCGCCGCGCGGCGTGGTGGAGATCATGCGCAGGCCGGCGTCGGTGCTGTCGAAGGTGGCCGTCGTGGTGAGCATCCCCTGGCCGGGCGCCAAGCCCATGCTGCTGAGCAGGCCGGGAATGTAGGCAAAGTTCTCGTTCACCAAGCCGGTGAGCGTGGTCGAGGAGAAGGCGCCGCCCGAAGCATTGGGGGCGAAGATGTCGATCATGGTGTCCATCGGGGGAGGCTTCCTTTCTAGGCCGCCGCCACCGGCAGGCCGCGATTGCGGAGAGGGCAGGCGTGGTGCGGCGCCGCTACGTCCGCACGATGATGAGGCGCGGCGCCGCGGCGAGCGACGCCATCGCGGAAGCCTGCTGCGCCGCGGTGATGCCGGCGGGCCAGGTCAGCAGCAGGCCGTTCACCTCGGTGTCGCGCGCAGTGATGGTGCCCGCGGTGTCGCCCTTGCTGGCGAGCACGGGGCCGAACAGGACCGCGCTGGCGTTCTGGGAGCCGTCGGCAGCGGACGGGTTGAGCATGACCATGGAGCCGCTGGCGGTGATCTGGCCGAGCACGGTGCCGGGGAACAGGTCGACGCCGCCGGTGATGATCGCAACCTCGCGCGAGATCGAGCCGTTGGCCTCGGAAACGAGATACTCCCCGGGCCGCACGGGCTCGGTCAGGACAATGGACGGGATCGGCATGGCGCCCTCCTACGGGTGTTGCTGGCTGCGCAGCCCAGAGGCTCTGCCTCTGGGCTGGTCTCAGGCGACCTTGCGGCCTGGCTCGCGCGCGGAGTTGAAGGCCGCCATTGCCTTGCGACCGTCGATCGGTTGCGGGCCCGCCGCGGCGGACGCCGTCGCAGCGTCGTGGCCGGTGCCGGTCGGCAGCAGCGCGTCGGCGTCGGCGCGGCTGGCGAACACCATGTCGCGGGCCGCCTCCAGCGAGACGCCGTGTTTGACCAGCGAGGCCGACATGCCGGAGCGGCCGGCGGCGGCACACATCTCGACCACCTCCTTCGCGACGGCGAGGCGCTGCGTCACGGCGGCCATGCTGGCGCCCTGAGTCAGCAGTGCTGCGGTCAGCTCCGGGAAGCCTGCCTGCTGACAGGCCTGCGCCACCGCGGCGGCGTCGCCGTAGCCGGGCGAGGACTGCGGGGTCGGCTTGCCGTGCTGGTGGTCGGACGGCAGCGCACCGGGAACACCGGGCTGCGGCGCGGACGGATCGGCGGGCTTCTGCGGCTCCGGGTTGGCGACCTTGTTGGGCTCGCCTTGCGTCCCGGGCTGAGTCTCGGCCGGAGCCGGGCTCTCGGAGCCCATGCGCGGGCGGGCGGCGGCACTCATCTGCGATCCGATGGCGGCGCTCTGGGTCTGCATGGAGGCGAGTTCCATTATGGCGTCCTCATGGGTTGCGATCTGGTCAGCGAGGCCGGCTGCGATCGCCTTTGGGCCGGTCAGAGTGGCGGCTTGCGTGGCGCGCACGGCGTCAACCGACATGCCGCGGTTCGCCGCCACGACGCTGCAAAACCTGTCGTAGAGGTCGTCGATCTCGCCCTGGATGCTCAACCGGACGTCGTCGGACAGCGGCAGCATCGGTGCGCCGTCGACCTTTCGGGCGCCAGCGAACAGCGGAGTCACCTTGATGCCTTTCTGCGCGAGCGCAGCCGAGGCGTCCGTGTGGTAGGTCACCACGCCAATCGAGCCGACTACCGCGTCGCGTCCGATCAGCACCTTGTCGGCACCGGAGGCGATCGCGTAGGCGGCCGAGCAGGCCTGCTGATTGACCGAAGCCCAGATCGGCTTCGAGCCGCGCTGCGCCGCCAGCCAGGACGCGAAGTCGAGGCACCCAGCGCCCTCGCCGCCCGGGCTGTCGATGTCGAGCAGCACTTTCTGGATGCCCGGATCGGCAAGCGCTGCGCTGATCATGTCGCCGAGCGCCTGGTAGCTGGTCAGGCCGGACTCGCTGTCCATCTGCCTGCCGCGGTGCACCAGCTTGCCGACGACGGGGATTACCGCCATGCCGGAGGCGACCTGGTAGCTTCGGTGATTGCCAGCGCCGGTCTGGGATGAGGCGAGGCCGCGCATGTCAAAGTCGGCGTGCGGCATCAGGAATTGCACGACCGTAGCGCCGGCCAGCGGCGCGATCATCTGTGGTCGGTTCAGCAGCTGGTCGGTGAACAACTGGGCGAACCGGTGCACGATGGCTACGCCGCCGAACCAGCCAGCGCCGGCGGCACCAGGGACTCCGCCGAAATGGTCGAGGGTGCAGCTTCTGGCACACCGGCCTCGACCGCGGCAGGCAGCAGGGCCGCCGCGGCCGACTCAGCGTGCAGCCGGGTGTCGCTGTACGGCGCTGTCGGCGGGTACGGGCGCGGCTGAACATGGCTGGTCTGGTCGAGATCTGTGCTGGGCATGATGCTCTCTGTGCTGTGCTGTGCCGGATCAGCCGCCGGCCGTCGGCGGGATCGGCGCGGGTGGCATCGTCGGCGGCTCGGGTCCCACCGTGCCTTCGTTGGCCTTCTCGGGCTGCGGACGGATGCTCGCCAGGCCGAAGTTCAGGCCGCTCGCCTTCTCCTCGGCCTTGTCGGCGATGATCTGCGCGTTGACCTGGGCAGGGTCGTCGCCCCGGGCCAGGATCACGTCGGTGCGCGAGGTGATGCCCAGCGCCAGCTCGTCGCCGGTCGCCGCGATGTCCTGCGCGGGGTTGATGTAGTCCCAGCGCTGCGGCGCCCAGCTGACCCGCTTCAGATCGGCGTCCGCCATGCCGGCGGGCACGGTGATGGTGCCGGCGGCCACCGCGTAGTCGACGAAGCGGTTCCACACCGGAATGCAGAACTGCTGGCAGACCAGGCCGTACTGCACCGCCATGATGCTGCGCTTGAACGTGTTGAACGCCGCCCGGTAGGTGCGGTCGTTCATGTTCCGCCAGTCGCCGGTCAGCTCCTCGTACAGCACGTTCGCGGCGGCCGCGGCACGGCGGTGGTTCGTCGCGATGAAGATGTCGAACGTGCTGCCGACGTCGACCGGCGCGCTGAACGTCACCTTCTCGCCGGGCTGCAAGTAGACGCCGGTCCCGGGCTCCAGCTCGACGCTGGGCAGGCCGTCCAGGCCGGCGGGCAAGCCGTCCGGACCCGCGCCAGGACCGCCGCCCATGGTCACCGGGCCGAGGCGCGCCAGGTCAACGGCGGTGGGTGGCGCCTCGCCTGCGGGCGTCTCGATGAACGTCATCAGCAGCGCGGCGGCCTTCTTCCGCTCAAGCTCCGCGTCGAGGTAGGCGTCGAGGTGGTGCAGCGTCGTCAGTGCGGTGGACAACCACGGCAGGCCGCGCATCTGGCCGGCCTCGTCCACCCGGTAGAGGTGGCAGACATCGGCAGACGGCACGCGGCTCGGCTGGTAGTCGGTGACGTCGCCGACCGCGCGGACGTCGGTCGGGTGCTCCGGGTAGAACCAATAGGCAATGCGCTGCCCGATGCCGTTGCGCTCGATGCCCTGTAGCAGCGTCGTTCCGGCATTCCCCGTGGGCACGTTCCACGACATCGGCAGCATCTCGGTGGGCAGCACCTGGACCTGCAACGGGACCGGGTAGCCGTCCGACAGGCGCCGCGTGCGCAACCGGCAGAACGCCTCGCCGCCACCGACCATCTCACCCACCGCGAGCGCCTGCAGGCCGTAGAAGTCGAGCTGGCCGTCGGCGTCGGCGAATGGCACCCAGTCGCCGAACAGCTGCGTCAGCTGGGCCCGCAGCGCCTTGTTCGGGCACTGCGACGACGGCTTGATCCCGGTGCCGACGACGTGCGTCACCAGCAGGTCGCTGATGCGCTTGGCGGTCGGGTCGTTGCGGCGCGCATCGCGCGAGCGGGCCACCAGCTCGCCGGCGCTGAGCTGCACCGTGCTGTTCGGGCCCTGGCGGGTCGGGATCCAGCCCCGCAGGCGCTGGCGGCGGCTGGCGGCGTTGTAGGGCGAGCGCGCGCCACCCTCGGTCGAGAAGCCGTCGAGCACGCCGGACACCGCGCCCGAGACGGCGCCGGACAGCGCGGCGCCGACGCGCCCGACCAGGCCGAGGCCGGCCACGCTAGTAGCCGCTGCGGTGGCGGATGCGGAACGCGCGGAGCGGTGCGAGCAGCGGGCTGATGCCGGGCTGCGCGGCCGCGGCCGCGGCGACGTCCTGCTGCATCGCGGCAAGCAGCGCAAGGGCATTTGGCACGGTCATGTAGGTGACCTCGTAGCCGTCGGGCAGGTGCACGCTGGAGCTGGTCTTTGCCGCAGCGAGCGCCGCCTTCATGTCGTCGACGTTCTGCTGCGTCCAGGCCATCAGCGCCTCATGAAGTTGCTCCGGATCACGCGCCGGGCAGGTGCTGCAGGCACGGCGCGTGCCGGGCCGGGGGCAGAGCCTTTGCCTTGCGGTCGCGGCGGATCGTCGCCGTCGCCAGGCTCGACGAACGGGTTCTCATCCCAGGTCGCGGCCCACCCGGGCGGGCTGTCCCAGTCCATCCGGGCCAGGCCGTGCAGGTGCGCCATGACGTGAGTCATCACGAGCAGGTCCCAGGCCTCGTTGCGCGAGGCGCTAGTCAGCTTCGCCCAGGCACCCCGCGCGTTGCGGCGCTCGGCGGTCAGCTGCCCGAGGAACAGGTGCGGCTTGGCGTCGCGCCGCGGCTCGGCCGGGTAGTCACCGCGAAAGCCGGTCGGAATGTGGACGTGCCACGGGCCCGGCGCCGCCACGCTCAGCTGCGCGGCCGCGTCATCCTTGAAGCGATTCGGCGCGAAGATCCCGAGCGGCACGATGCCGCGGGTGCTGGTCGCGCGATCCTTGCGCCACTGGCTGTCCGGCCGGGTCACCACGATCGGCGCCGGGTTGTTGCCGGACGCGCCCCGAAGCGGCAGCAGCGTCCATGCCTCGCGGCCGTCGACGATGCCCGCCCGCTTCGCGTAGCCCGTCGCCTGGGCGCGTTGCCACGCGCTGAAGGCCTGCATCGTCACGCCGGCTTGGCCCTGGCTGTCGTAGCCGGCGGCGAACACCCGCATCGTCCGCCCAGAGCCGTCGGCCAGCGGCCAGCGCCGCGCGAGCACGTCGCGGATCAGGTCGTCCCAGTCGCCCGGGCTGGTCGCAGGGTCGGCACGGACGATCCAGTGCGCGACGATCCAGCTCTCGCCGTCCACACCCCAGCCGCGGACCATCGCCTCGAAGCGGTCGTTCTGGCAGTCGATCGCCGCCGTCAGGAACCGCACGCCATCGGGCACCATGCCGATATGCAGTCCGGGCTCGGCGCGATCGGCCAGCGTCTCGGCGTCCAGGCTGCCGACCTGGCGCGTCGGCTGGTAGGGCATGCCCCACTGCTTGGTCATCACCTCGCGCAGCGTGCGATCCTCGCCGCCGGCGTCGCGCTCCCGCTCGGCCTTGACCCGATTCACCGCCAGCCCGCCGATCCCCTCGAGCAGGAACGGGCTCATCATGCCCACGATCCAGTAGCCGGCGGTCGTCGAGCGCACCCGGCTGCCGGTCATCGTACCGGCTTCGTCGATCTCCTCGCCCTGCCCGACCCAGCGGCCGCGTCGGTTCATTTCTGAACGATGGTCGTCGCGAATCAGCGTGCCGCAGCAGGGGCACAACAGGAACGTCTGTGCCGCGATCTCCTCGATCGGCGCATCCTCGGGGTAGACCAGCACGCATTGGCGCGCCGTGCCCGGGTTCGGGCTCGACCAGCCGTCGCACTCGGGGCACGGCCACCACCAGGTGCAGCGTGTGCTGTCGCGGTAGACCGCCATGATGCCGGCGATCCAGTCGGACGGCTCGACGCCGCGCGCCCGGTCCGGATGGCTGATCGCCAGCACCATGCTGTCCGACCCGTAGGTCGAGCGCCGCACGTCGAGCTGCACCATGGGATCGCCGAAGCCCGGGTCCCAGGCGTCGATCTCGTCGGCGATGATCCTCGGCGCGTCCTTCGAGATCAGGTTCGAGCGCGCCGCGACCAGGAAATCGACGCTCATCCCGCGAAACCGCTTGAAGCCGAGGCTGTCGTCGATCGGGCGCAGGCCCTGCTTGGCCTTGACCTGTCCGTGGGCGGCAAGCATCGGCTCGACCGTGCGCTTGACGTAGGCCTCGACCGCATCCTTGGTCTGCATGTAGCGCAGCATGTTCGCGGGGTCGGCATCGATGCTTTGCAGCATCCAGTTGTCGCCGAGGCTGGTCTTGCCCGACTGGCCCGGACCCGCCACGGCCACGGTCAGGTATCGTTCGCTGCCCAGCGCCTCCATCGGCTCGACCAGGTAGGGCGCGCGCTCGTTGTCCCACAGCCCGACGTGACCGCCGCCCTCGTTGGTCAGCCAGCGATACTTGCCGGCCCACTCGGCAACGCCGATCGGCTCCGGCGGCAGGAAGGCCTGCAGCGCCTCGGCCAGCAGCACGCGGGCGTCGACGTAGCCGCCGACCTCAGCCATGCGCCGCGACCGCTTCCGGCGCCGGACAGTCCGGGTCGAGGTGTTCGGCCGCGGCGCGCACGAACTCGCGCTGCGCCGACTCAACGGCGCGGATCATCTTCGCGACCACCGCGTCGGGCAGGTTCGCCTCGCGCCCAGCGCTGCGGATCGCCGTCGGCAGCGAGCGCGAGAATCGCACGTAGGCGTTCGCCAGCACCTCGCGAACGTCGGCCGCGCGCACCAGCTCGCCGCGCTCTTGTGCCGCGCGACGCTCCTCGCGGTCGACCTGGTGACGCATTAGCAACGCCTTCAGCGCCTCGGTCTGCTGTTTCGGCGAGAGCGTGACGGCGGGCGCGTCGCCGGACGGCAGCGGCAGTCCGCGCTGGAAGTCCTCCAGGGCGGCCGCGTGCTGCGCCTTGCCCTCGTCCTCCTCGCGCCGGCGGGCCGCGACGAACTCGACGACGTCGCCGGCATCGAACTGGTAGGGCGCGCCACCGTTCCCGCGCCGCTCGACCGGGAACTCGGGCCAGCGCTTCATCCAGGCCGTCAGCGTGGGCCGCGTGATGCGCAGGTGCGCGGCCATCTCTTCCAGGTTCATTCTCGGGGCGAGGTCACCCGCGATGTCGGTCATTTCGTCCCAGAATGCGACGCGCCAACCGAAAACCAGTCTGGAGGGTGGGTCGAGTCAGTTTTGAACCGGGCATTTGCCACCCGTATTGCCCGGTCAATTCCACAGGGGCCCCATGTGGTATACCGGAGGGATCGGTCGGCCACGCCCGGTCTCGGTCGGAGGTGCCCTGCCCGTGCCCTGGGGCTTCCGTGGGCTGGGCTCTCCGCGCCACGGCAGGCTGCGGGTGCTGCTGGCCAAAGCCCGCTGTGGCGCGCTCCAGAGACGACAACGCCCGAGGCCTTACGGCTCCGGGCGCAACTCGACTGTCTGGCGATCCTGTCAACGGGGACGCGGAATGTCAAGCGTCTCATCTCGTGACCCAGGGTGTGGCGCTGATCGCGGGCCCGGTTGCTCGGTATCGCACCAGATCGCGGCGCACCCAACCCGCCAGCGAGCGCAGGGCCTGCCACCACAGCGCATACTCCTCGCGCGCCGCATCGATGCGCATTTGGCTGGGCGTCCATTCGACCGGGCACCAGCCATAGTCGCGGTTGCGATCCCAGGCATCGCACCGCACGCTGACCTGCCGCCTGGGGTTCAGCATCGGGCACGGTCGCGGCATGACGCCAGCCATGCAGTCGGGCTGATCGGAGATGCGCGCGTTGCGGATGACCAGCGCGGCGATCGGCAGTGCCAGCAGCTCAACGGCTCGGTGGATGCGCTCGGCGTCTTCGTGCAGGTGGTCTGCCGACATGCCGCCGCCGTCGACCCTGCACCCGGCGCGGCCGATGCGCTCCAGCGCCGCGCAGCCGCAGGTGCTCGATGCGCCGCGTTCCGTGGTGCTCTCGTCCATCGCGGCCTCAGTGTCATGCAGTCCCACGCCGTTGCGGATCACCACGTCGGCGCGCTGGTCGCGATACGTCCAAACGAGCAGATCCTCGATGTCGGTCGGCACGCGCAGCGCCGGGTCAGGTCGCTCGAGGTCGGCGATGGTGATCGTCACGGCGTCTCATCCTTCGCGATCTGCGCCACCGTTCGCCGTGTCGGATCGATCGCGGCCGCAACGCTTGTCCTGACGTTGCGGCGCGGCAGCATCCACACGCGCTTGCCGCTGGGCAGAGTGACCAGGACGCGTGGATCGGGTGCGGACATGGCGTCGCGGATCGCGCTGGGACGGCGAGGCGGCGCGGTGTCAGGCGGGGTCACCGGTTTGCTGCCTCCCACCTGGCCTGCAGCGCCTCGCAGGCGCTTCGTGTTCCGGCATCCACCGCGACATGCGCTTGGTCGGCACGGCCGCAGGCGTAGGCGAGGTGGAACTTGATCGCGGTGTTGCGGGCGACGCTGGCGTGCAGGTGCAGCAGCGCCGTGACCACGATCATCGCGGACATGGACACACTGAGGAACAGCGCGAGGGCAGAGGCGGCGCGGAGGGTCCGAGTATTCATGCCGGCGCTCGTCCGGCCAACTCGCGAACCGCCGCAGCGAGGTCAAAGATCGCAGCCGCGACGGTGAACTGGGCCGCAGCCTGCAGCAGCCCGACCTGGCCTGGTCCGGCACCGGGCTTGTGCGCCAGCGCGTTGCTGCTCGCGGTCAGCTCGGCGGCGATCCGCAGTGCGTCGACCGACGTCATGCCCGCATCCTCCCGGCTGCCTCGCGGACGGCGCCCTCGAAATACCGAAGCGTGCTCGGCGGCTGGTATCCCGAGCGGCCGGCGACCCGCTGAACCGCGGGCAGGATCACATTGTGGAAGTCCAGCCCGTCGCGCAGCCAGCCGATCAGCAGCCGCCAGTCGCCGCGCCAGTCGAGCCCGAGTTCTGCGGCGTCGCAGATGAGCTCGGCCGCGACGTTGAGGTGCATCCCGCCGCAGATCGGGTTGCCGAGTCCGGGCGCAATGGTGCCGGTCTCGACCTTCGGGGTGCCGTCCGGGTTGCGGTCGGCGAGGTGCATCCAGGCCGTGGGTGGGTCGTTGGGCGAGGGGTTGACGATGCGTGCCATGGCGTCGCGGACCGGTTGCGGATCGCGCGAGTCCGGAAAGGCAGCAAGCGCTGGCTGCTCTCTTTCTTTCTTAACTCTAGCCTCTAGCCTCTGGGCTTTAGGGTCGGACGCAATCCGCAGGTTAGGGTCGGAATTTCCGCAGTTAGGGTCGGAACTGTCGGACGGCTTAGGGTCGGAATAATCTTTGCGCGCCCTGTCGTGGTTGCATTGGGTACAAGCTGCGACGAGGTTAACCTCGTCGTTTCCGCCACCGTCGCAAATCGCCTGGACATGGTCGACGTGGAAAAAGTCATGCCCGGGCGTGTCCTGCTGAAGCACTTTCTTGCACCAGTGGCAGCGGCCGTCCGACTTCGCGAGAATGCGAGCAGTCTTCTGCGGACTGTCCGAGCGACGATAGCGGCGCTCGCGCTCTGCTTTGGGCACGACACCGCGGCGTAGGTTTGGATTGCCGCCGCCATGTCCGGCTGTGGTGTTCTTCTCGGACGCATCGTGATCGCGCCGCATGCGGCGCGAGTAGATAACCCCCTGCTCATCGCGACTGAACACTTCCCAGGACTCCAGTTCCTTCAGCGCCGCGGTAACAGTCTTCACGTCGGAACCAACGCTGACGGCGATCTGAGGTATGGTCGGAGACTTCCCGGCGACCAGCAGATACCCAAGACGCTGGCTCTTGTGCATGGTGGCGACCATCTCGATCCACAAGCCGCGCGCGCTAAGACTGCACATGCGGAGCGGTTCATCGGCCTGCCAGTCAGATGGGAAGAACTTCATCCACGGCTTGCGCCTGTCGTCTGCCGGCGTGTTCATGACCAGCGATCCTCGCCACACGCCTGCGCCGGCTCGCTGAACGACGTCGTCGGCCCATCGAACAGCAGCGGCACCATGCCCGGCTGCCCGTCGCGCGACTTCTCAATCAGCAGCTCGGCTTTCCCGCGAAGCTGGTCGCGCTGCCTGTCCCAATCCATGCGGCGCTGCATCAGCTTGTCGCTCGGCTCGCCCGGCTTGGCTTCTGGCTCCGCCTTGGGCAGGTAGTACTCGGGCCGATGCACGAAGCAGACCTGGTCCGCGTCCTGCTCGATCTCGCCGGACTGCCGGAGGTCGCCCAAGCCCGGCCGCTTCTCGTCGCGGCTCTCGACGCCGCGGTTGAGCTGCGCTAGGGCGAGCACCGGCACTTCCAGATCCTTGGCCAGTCGCTTCAGCGCGTTGGACACCTGCCCGACCGCGTAGGTGCCGCCGTGGCGCTCTGCACCGGCCTCTGGGCGGGCAATGTGCAGGTGGTCGACCACCACCAGCCCAAGCCGCCCCCAGCGACGCTGCCAAGCCCTGGCCTTGACCGCCATCATGCTTGGCGTCTGCCCGGACGCATCCTCGATCGCCACATCCAGCCCCGCCAAGTCGCGCTCGGCGGCCAGCAGCGAACCCAGGCTGCCCGCGTGCCGCCCGCGCTTGATGACCGCCACAGGCACGCCGGAGGCAGCCGAGAGCACGCGCCGGCCGAGCTCGCGGGCCGACATCTCGAAACTGAAGAACAGCGTGGGCGCGCCGGCGCGCGCGGCGTTGACCGCCCACTGTAGGCCGAGCGCGGACTTGCCCATGCCAGGCCTGCCCGCCAGGATCACCATGGCGCCAGGCTCGATGTAGCCGAGCGCCTCGTCGACGCTGGCCATGCCGGTCGAGACACCCACGATCTCGCCGCTGGCGACCCGATCGGCTGCCTCCAGCGCATCGCGCATGGCGTCGGACAGCATGACGCCGGCTCGCTGCACTGAGGCAGTGCCCAGGATCTGCTCGAGGCGTGCCTGTGTCTCACGCACGACGTCGGGTGTCGGCTCGTTGAGGTCGCCACGCTGCGATGCTGCCACCAGCTCCGAGCCGACATAACGCAGGTCACGACGGCTGGCCGCCGCAATGATCGACTGGCCGAGCTGGTGTATATAGGACGGCTGGCTGCCGACCATGGCGGCCATGTACTCGGCCAAGCGCGCATCCGGAACCAGGTCGCGCACGCTCTCCTTGACCGCGATCGCGCCCATGCCCGTGCGGCCGCTCTCCCGCAGCGCCCTGAGCGCCCGGAACACCAGGGCGCTCTCGGCGTCGGCGAAGTGCTCGGCAACCAGGTCCTGCGGCACGTGGTCGATGCGCTCGATCTTGGCGAGCAACGCACCGAGTAGGGCACACGCGGGGCTCCACCCGTCGAGCGGATCGCGCTGCTCGCCGCCGTGCAGAGCGAAGACGTTGCCGCTCATGGCTCGTCACACATCATGGTGGCGAGCTGGAGCATCGTGTTCTGGGTCTCGCCGACGATCTCGACCGCGGTGGAGAGGCCCCGCACTGCGCCCATCGTCAGCAGTAAACGAAACTGGCCGAGCATTGCCCTGCGGGCGGCCTCAAACTCGGCGTGCTCGATCGCGAAAGGCCTTGCAGGCGGTTTCGCCGGTCGTATAGAGTCATGGCTCACCGGACTATCTCTCCATGCTTCGAAGGCCGCCGGGTTGCACCCCTGGCGGCCTTCATCGTTTCTGGGGTTGGTCTCGGCGCTCATCGCCCGAGCATCTTCCGATGCCGCGCCACACGCAGCGCCGAGATCGCGAGATGCCCGCCGATGTCCTGGTCCGTCGGCACAGGACGGCCGGCAGCCCTCGCGGCGTCGAGCAGCGCCCGGATCGTCGCGGTGGTGCGATTCGGCCGCGGCAGGCTGCCGTAGCGCGCGAACGGGCGGGGTGGCTTCACGCGGCGCGCGCCAGGCCGAAGCGGATGCCGGCGGTCTGGCAGGCGTAGGTCCAGACGACGAGGGCATCGGCGTGATCGTCCGAAGCCACGCGGTAGCCTTGCTCGGCGCACCAGGCCATCGCACGCGCCTTCAGAGCCTCGCGGCTGCCCTGCGCACCACCCTTACCGAACACGTGCACCCGGATGGTGCTCTCAGCCTGCTTGCGCACCTCGGCATCGTGCCGATAGCAACTGCTCTCGACGTGCGCGGACAACCCCAGCAGAAGCTCGGCGCCGGCGATCGCCTTGCCTTGCGTGAAGCTTGCCGCGAACATGACCAAGCGCGGCTGGTGCAGCGCGAGAGCGTCCCACAGCTGATTCTCGAAGCTCGCCAGCTTGCGCCCAAGCAGAGCCGCCGGCGGCAGCTCCCACACACCGCCGATCGGCTTTCCGCCAGGCACGCCGTACGCCCAGCCGGTGCGCGTCGCGAGGTCGAGCGCCAGGATGCCGCCTGGCTGGCTCATGCGTGCCCCATCACGCCCGGCGGCGAGCGGCGCTTGCGGCTAGAAGCCTTGACCACCGTGGGCGCCGGCTCGGCATCATCTGGCTCTTCCTCGGCGTCTTCTCCGGCGGCAGATCCGTCGCGCGCCGCGCCCTCGGCCCAGTGCGAGTGCCAGAGCTGGTGGAACTCGCTGCCGGCATCGTGCGGGTTTTCATCGGCCGCACGCCCGTCCAGGCCCGCCTGATAGCCCGCAGCCTCGACGTCGAGGCGGTCGGCCTGCGCCCTGATCTTCGGGCTCAGCTGCGGCGTCAGGTTCGTGCCGAACAGGTCCTCCTGCGTCATCGGCATATTGACGAAGGCCAGCCCGCGCAGGCGGTTGAGCAGCTCAAGCCGCACGTCCTCCGGCTCGCGCTTCTTGTCCGCGATCATCCCCGTCAGCATCGAGGGCGCGACGCCCGCACCCTTGGCCCGCTTCAGGATCGCGCGCAGCGACCCGACTGCTTCGTCCTTCGCGCGCGTGGCCTTCGCGACCTCCGCGTAGAACGACTGGATCAGGTCGTCGCTGGGTCCCGGTTTGTCGTTCAGCTTCTCGGCCATGTGGCTCTCCCCTTGGGGTGTGATTCAGCGCTGGCGACGTCGTGCCGCCGGTGGCGCTGCAGCAAGTCGGGTTTCATGCGCCCGCACATCCGCCGCCCCGCGCGCGATGCTCGGAACCGTCTCCGCCGGCATCCCGTCCCACCAGGTCACGCGCAGCCCGCACGCCCCGTGCCCTGCGTCGTCGAGCGCCACGAGCAACTGCCCGATCGGCGGCTCGCCCGGCAGCACGTCGCCCCGCGCAATGGCCGCGTCGTCGGCGAGCGCGTCGCCCGTGCGGGTGATCCCCTCGCACGACACGACGTGCCGGCCGCGGCGTAGAGCCCACATGCGGGCGCGCAGGACCGCCAGTGGCTCGGCGAGCGCGAGGCCGGGCGCCGTGGTGGGGAACAGCTCGGAGTTGGTGGGGCGGGGCAGGTTCACCGTGCCGCCCGCCGATCCGCCAGCGCCAGGTCCTCGCGCTCGATCCGTGCCGCCCTGCGATCCACCTCGCTGCGCAGGGCATCCTTCGCGTCGGACAGACTCCCGCGCAGCTTGGCGTTCTCTAGTCGCAGCGCCTCGATATGCGCCGGCAGCGGCTCGACAATCACGAACCAGGGGCCGCCGAAGGTCACGACGCGCGCGAACGGCACGGCTTCGGGCTTTTTGTCCCTCATGGCTTCCCCTGTAATTCGTCAATCAGCCGGTCGACCTCAGCGCGCAGCTCCGCGCACTCGGCCATCAGCTTGATCAGCTCGGCCCCGCGCGGCGCGCAGGTGCCGGCGAACCAGTTCTCGACCGACCGCGGGCTTGATCCCGTCTTGCGCGCGACGATCTTGCTGGCGTTGCGCAGCGGCCCGAACACGCGACGCAGCGTGGCCGAGACCGTCTGCTGGTAGGCGTCCTGGCTGAGCGTGGTTGTGCTCATCCCCCGCAGCTCTCGCGTAGGTATCCCGCTACTTCGACGCATCGGTCCTGCTCCATGTTGCCGGTGTCGAGGCGGCAATCACGGATGGGGAACGACGAAATGCAGGACGAATGGAGCCGGTGGAACGCTGCCGAGGAGGCCCGCCGCGCCGTGACGCCCACGGGCGCCGCGATGCTGACCGCCGTGCTCCTCGCCGTCGCCAGCGAGATCGGCCGCGCGCAGGTCTCGGCCCGCGAGCTGGACGACCTGATGGCGCAGATTCGCGAGCGCCTTGCGGGGCGGCTGGGATAATCCGTGCGCCCGCCGAGCCCGCCGGACGTGCCGGTAGCTGCCATCTCGACGGACGCACATGCCCGGGCGTGGGTGCGAAATCCTCCGCATCGGCTCTGCGGTGCCCGGGTGGATGGGGTCGGCATGTCACGCATCGCGCGGCTCGCGGCGATCCGGATAGGTGCGGACGAACCGTGCCCCGCCATGCGCCTCGCACAGCGCGGCCCCTGGCAGCGACCGCTCGCCGCACCGGATACAGCGTGCCTCGCGGCCGGCGTCACACTCGCGCACTTGGCGGGGTGCGGAGGCATGGGGTGCTGGCTTTCCACCAGCAGGCCGCACCTCACACGGGGTGGTCTGTGGCCGGATTTCCGCGACCGGGGAGGACGCGATCGGCACGGATGCCGGCGACGGGGTGGGGTGGGCGAGCTTCCTGGCGGTGCAGTACCTCCCGCACACAACAGATCTTCCGTTGCGCAAACTCGTCTCCCTGACCTCGCGCTCCAGGCCGCAGGCGCAGCGGCAGACCCACGATGGCCGCACCCGCCCGCTCTCGACGATGCCGGGGCCGGGCCGCAGGACGGTCCAGGCGCCGAACGGCGTGCCGCGTGCGATGTGCGGCTCGCGGACGCCCATCAGCCGAGGCCCTTCGCCGGGCGGCCGATGAGGGCGCGGGGGGGGGGGGGGGGGGGGGGGGGGGGGGGGGGGGGGGGGGGGGGGCCCCGCGCGCCCCCGCCCCCCCCCCCCCCCCCCCGGGGCGCAGGTCAGGAGATGACCGCGTCGATCACCTTCTTGACGGCGCTGGGCTGAGCAGGCGACCGGGGCGCGCGCCTCTTGGCCTCAGCGAGCTC